GCGGCGGCGACTATTGCGCGCCGGCATTTCGTTGACTGTAGCACTTACAGGCTCGTCAGGATAGTATCTTTCCCATCCATAGTCTTCGTCGCAGCGTGCTTCTTCTTCAGATATAGCAACTTTTGCGCCGTGGCGGGGGTGAGTGAGATAGATAACAGCCATAAAACTATCTTTCAGAAAAGGATGCCCCGACTTAAAGTCGGGGCAAACTCATTAGCCAGCGATGCGGTACAGGTTGTACGTTGTCGCGCTTGTTTTGACTGCGCGGAACAGTACGCTGCGCGATGCAACGCCTGTGCCAACGCCAACCAACGTCCAGCCAGTGCCTACTACGATAGTAGGAACGCCGGTGCTGGTAGCAACCAAAGTAAACTCAAACGATGAGTTGGTCTTTGCGCTGCTGATGTCGGTGTTGACAACCGAAACAGCAGGGAGCGTAAGATCGGCTGTAGAAGCCGAAGTGTACACAACAATGCCGCCAGCCAAATCGGCTGTGGACAGTGTAGCTGCTGCGGTATACGCAGTAGGGATAGCCGAAGTACCAAGAGTAACTTCGCCAAGATTTCCGTCGCCGACTTGATAACCGCCAGCACCATTAGGAAGAGCCATAATAAAAATCCTTTAAAAAAGTTGGCCCCCGGCGAACCGAGGGCCAGTGTTAAATTAACCCCACATCCGGACGGCCATTTGTGGACGGATCGTGCTGTAGCCATACAGAACGTCGATACGGCAAGGCATACGGTCGTTGTTGATGTCGTACTGACGAACAACGCGCAAGCTGATGCCGTTATGCACCTGACGCGAAGCCATATCTACGCCCTGTGGGAGCAGAAGGTCGGCGGTTGCGAAGGTGATAGCGTCCTTGTGGTATACAAGGTTCTGAGCGTACTGTGTGGACGCTGCGCCGACGAACACGATTGCCTTGCTGTTGGCAGGCAGTGTGTTGACGGTGGCGAGTGCGTGACCAGCCGAGTAGATCGGTGCAACAGTGATGCTGCCTGCGCCCGAACCGTTGAGCGTGACATCAGCCAACGCAACGAACTGGAACAACGAACCTGTGCTTTCACGGGTCTGCGGGTTGACTGAGAAGCAGTCAGCAACAGTGAACACGTCACCAGCCTTGACGACAGCAGCGTTACCCGCGCCAGTGATGGCGATAGTTGTCGCACCTTCAGTGGTGATTGCAGCCGAAGTCGTGCCGCCAGTTGCAGTACGCGAACCAGTGGTGAACTGCTTGATGGACTGCGACATATTGATTTCGTCGAAACCAAGTACGCCTGTACCCATCATGCCGTTCTTGAACTGCTTGCTGATCGTGTCGGTTGGGTTGAAAAGACCCTTCAAGCCTTCGACCAAGCCAGCGTTAGCTGCTGGGTTGACGGTGGCGTAGCGTGGCGACATCACCGCAGCGTTTTCGTTCAGCTTCTGCTGTGCAGCAAGAAGAACTGCCGAAGTGCCGGGAGTTGTGCCGGGCGTGCCGACTGAGTTACCGATGGTCGCATACGCGTTTGCAACGTCAGCGTCGATGCTGGAAGCAAGTTGCGAGATACGTGGCTTGAGAACGCGCTCTGCGAAATCGTCAAGCTGCATGGTCAATTCAGCAGATGTGAAGTTGACGCCGATGTGCTTCTGGTTGGCAACGGTCAACGTTGTGAACTGCTCGTTGTCATCCTGTACCTGAAGGGCTGCGCCGTCAGTTACAAGCGCACGGTCTGGAAGACGGATACGCAGGGTTGAGCCAATTTTAGCACCTTCAACAGCGAAGCTGTCGTCGTACTGGCGGTTTACGTTACGTGTGAGCACAAGGTTGTTCTCGAGGATTTCGAGAGCCTTCCGTGTGATCATGTCAATTGTTAAAATCGAGTTAGACATGGTAATAATCCCAAATTATCTGTTGCGTTGTGCCTCGTACTTCTTGATCTGTCGCATCCGTTCGGCTTCGATCCATTCCGACGTACTCATCGACTTAGTCGAGCGAGGGTCGGTGGTGTCGTACTGGTTTGACCCAGAAGAACGAGCAGTGACAGGCGCAATTGGTGCCGGGGCGGTTGAGGTTTTCTTAACCGGCGGATTTGAAGCCAATGAAGCCTCAAGTTTTCCAATTTCTTTTGCCTGCAAAATTGGCGCTAGGCGGGCGATACGATCAGCTTCTTTCGGATTTGAGCCGAGATAATATAGAACGTCTGGGCCTGCTTCTGACGCTTGGATGCTTTGCGCCATGAAATCCGTAATTGGAAGGTTGGGGTTGTATGCGACCTGTTCAAAGTCATCATACTTGTCCCGCGCCGCTTCCTCACGGTCATGGTAGGCGTCCTGCATTTCAGATTGCTGCCGTGCGGTTTCCCGCCGCGCCAACAATTCTTCGGCTTTACGTTCGGCCAAAACCTCTGCGTAATCCTCATAAGTCTCAAACTGTTCAGGGGTTATGTCATGCACCGCTTGTTGGCGGGCCTGCATTTCCTCTGCTTTTTGAGCCTGTTCGCGCTCCCATTTGCGCTGTTCTCTTGCGAGGCGCTTGCCAACAATTGCATCAAGTTCTTCTTGTGTGAAGGACTTATTTGCTTCCTGTTCGACAGGCGTTTCCGGCGTCGTGTTTTCTACAGGCTCGATTGCTGCCGTGGCTTCGAGTTCTGGCGCGGAGGCATCCGCTACTTCGGGGACTGTTTCGTCCATGTTTAACTCCTATGGAGTTCCTGATGTGCCGCACCAGTACGGTTAATGGCCAGACTACATCAAATAATGCAGCATGGCAATATCAGTTACGCCCAGACCCTGTAAGGGACGGGCGGTTCAACACTTAAGGGCGTCAGCAAAGCTAACTGGTCTTCGTCGAAGCTACCGCGAAGGTTGGTGTGCCAATCGGGATAGTATTCCTCAATAGGGCCGCCCTCTTCGTCATAGCCAATGACCTTCGTGAATGGACCAATCTGGTCAACCAAGAAATCGTTTACTGGATTGCCCTCGTCGTCAATGACGCCAGCCTCAAGCAGAGCTGCGTCCATGTCGTCTTCGGTGGCAGCTTTTAGATATAGGTCGGTCATGCTGTGAGTGCCTGCAACGTGGCGTTTGGAAGCCGCGTGTTGTAGTACGCAATTTGGCGGATGTGGCCGTTGAGTGGCAGTACTGCCGCAGCCGTAGTGTTACGCACTGCTCCAATCTGGAAATTATCAACGGTTGGCACAGCAACACTTGTGTCTACAGTTCCTAATGCGCCAGCAGCAGCGCCAACAGAGTTGTTCGTTGCGTAGGCTATCGCCCCCTTGATAGGAGTGTTTGCGGTGTAGTCGGCCAGTGTTAAGTTGTCCATTACAAGTGCCCCTGCATTTTCAATAAATGCGCGGACTTTTCCATTGTTTTGTCCGTCGATGGTTATCCCCGTTCCACTTACGCCGCTAATGTTTCCGGCGCACAAAACGCCGCCCCGTGACGCGGTGCTGTATTTATCGAAATCACTAACAAACGTCCCCTCTGTCTGGTTATACCAGCTAGAGAAGTTCGTGCCTGTCATGGTCGCAACGTCTGCGCTGCGCGTTACTTGGCTGGCAACTGTGGGGATGTAGCTGGTGGCGAATGCTCCGGCTTCGAGTTGTGCGCCCCATAGGAAGATGCCGCTTGTGCCGTCGCCTGTATAGGACGCACCAAAGTTATTAAGTGTAGCGCCTGTGTTTGGGTAGCCTATTATTGAATGGGCGGTAAGAAGCGCTACGCCAGTAAATGTAACCGAGCAACGATACCACCCGTTACCAGCAGATTGAATACTAGATGACAGCACGGCTAACCCGCCAGTAGAAATGGTCGCGCCGGTTGTTAAATCAAACGTAGCAGACCAAGTGCCTGCACCGCTATTTGCCATTATCAGTTTACTGTATTCCGAAGCCTTTGCGTATACAGAGTAAGTGTAGCTTGCCACTGTCCCCGTTACGGATTGGCGAACAGCATGAAACGCAGTAGTTGCAGTAGCTATAACTTTATCGGCAGCGGAAGTTCCATCTGGCGCTGTCGTTGCGTTGGCGGTAACTGTGGCCGCATCTTTTACCCAAGCAGCGTTATCAAACTGCTCGCTATACGTCAGCAAATTCGTCCGCTGCTCTTCGATCAGCAAGCCCTTTGCCGCAAGCGTTACAGGGTCGTAATCAAAGCGCGGGCCGTAATATGCCGCTGTGGTTGTGGCGACGTAGGTGGACGGGGTGGTCTGGTAGGTTACTGGTTCAAGCTGTGCGCCCCAGACATAAATAAAATCGCCAGCGGCTCCACCAAGCGCAGAAGTCCCGTTGGTTACGCCTATATCAACGAGATTATTGGCGATAGAGCTAGCAGTAATTCCCACAATAACGCAACGATACCAACCACTGCCAACGGCGGTCATAGTGGCTTTGCCCGTATAAGTAGATCCATACGTCAGCGATATATCACCATTCTGAGGATTAAATTGGGCAACCCCAGTGGTAATGCTGCCATCTACCGCAAGATTGCGAAAATATAGCATCCCGTTTGCGCTTCCAGCTTTCACATAGCAGCTAAAAGCATAAGCTGTTGAGACAGCTTGAGCGACGGCTTGTCTTGCTATGCACTCACCAGTGTTAGTGGCAGTGCGAGTTATGGTCTCGCCCGTGACCGTTCCGTCGGGTGCTGTAACAGAATTAAACGTTATTGAAGAGCCGGATTGCGACCACGCAGCGCCGTTGCCAATATCTTGGCTATACAACAGCAAATTCGCCGGAGCGTAAGTGATCTTGCCCGTGCTATCCACCAGCGTGGCATTGCTGCCGCGTGAGAACGTGACCATGTCGCTTAGAGCAGTCGCGCCCACAAAGTTGAGAAACATAGCTGGCCGTCCGCCAACACGCAAAGACGAAAGCGCGGTAGACGGGGTCAGGCCAATGCCCAAACCGTTACGGACAGGGCTGCCAAAGCTCATCGGATGTTGATCGGCTTTGCGTACATTGTGCCACCAGCACTGATCTGGATAGCACTGACGCGCCATGTGCCGCCGTTGCCGCCAGCATCGCCGGGCTGTGGTACGTAAATCGGTACAGGTGTGCCGGCTGGCAGCGGCGTGTCAGCCGTTGTAGCCGTGGCGCCGTTACCGACGCGGATGTAGGCGTCAGTTGTACACCATACCAGCACGCCTTGCGGGCCAGCATTCCAGCCAGTTACCGAACCAGCAGTACCAGTATAAGCTACGCTTTGAGTAGCAAAACCGGCGTCGTTAAGAGGGCGTAAAATTTCCATATGTCGCGTCCTTATGCGAGAAATTTAAGTTTATACAGCGTGCTGTAATACAGACCAAAAATCTCGTCGATAATGTTTTGGATCGGAGTGCAATCCTTATCGACGACTTTATACCGCATTTCCATCAGTTC